TTAATAGATAAGTTTTTCTGGTTATTATTTAATAGTAATCACTTTTACTTAAAGCTAATTAAATAAAGAAAGGATAATTTCTTAATGGGAAGAATAGCTAAACAGAATGGGAAGTTCTATGATTTGGGAACTGGCAATTCGTCTTTCTTACAAGTAGCAAAAGATTTAAAAAGATTAGGTATAAAAAATTGGTATTTTATGCTAGAAATATATGACTATAGTCTTATTAATATAAATCCTCATGCTATTGATAAAGATGGGCACACAACACTTACCAGAGACCAAATTACTAGAGTCCTTACAGAGTGTGCTAGAAATCCATGGTACTATCTCAGAGAAATCTGTAGAATAGCTACCCAGGGTGGATCCACTGTTGCATATAAAGCTAATAGAGGAAATATAGCTCAAGCTTATTGTATTCTCCACGGTATTGACTCATGGTTATGCCTACCGAGGCGAACAGTTGCCTCCTTCTATAGCGATATAGATGTAAAACCTCTTTAATTGCTGGGAACTCCGAAGTGGACAATCAGCAGCCAAGACTTATAGAAATATAAGTAAGGTTCAACGACTATCGAAAGTATAGTATAAGAGAAATACTTATATGAATAAACGAGTAGAGTACACGAAAGTGGAAATGGGAGGCATCTTATATTTGGTAATAGAATGTAAGATGAAGATATAGTCTGAACTGTATAGAGATATATAGATTAACATAATGAGCAAGGTAAAACAGAATCAGCCGTAGCGTTATTGACATGGGCGTATAAATTTGGAACTACAAACTCACAATTTATTTTTGTTAATAAAGATGGAGACCAAGCTAAGGCTAACTTAAAAAGATTAGGTGATCAGACCAGAGTATTACCAGAATATATGAGAGGTAATGCTATAGTAGATGAAAACGGTTCTTTGCAGAAAGGTAAAGACAATGCTACTATGATTACTAATCCAATTAATGGAAACTCTATTATTACAAAAGCAAAAGCAACATCATATGAAAGTGGTCTATCACTAGCCCGAGGAATGACAGCACCAATAGAGTTAGAAAATTCGAATAGCTCTATTAAAACCTCTTTAATTGCTGGGAACTCTTAACTCTATTAAGAGAAAGACAATCAGCAGCCAAGACTCTTAGTAATGAGAGTAAGGTTCAACGACTATCGAAAGTATAGTATAGAAGAAATATCTATATGAAGAAGCGAGTAGAGTACACGAGAGTGGAAACGGGAGGCATTATATATTTGGTAATAGGATATGTGATGAAGATATAGTCTGAACGTATATAGAAATATATAGATTAACAAATTTGATTTCGATGAGCCAGAGTTTACAAACCATATTGGTACAATTATATCCAACTCTGTTTCTACATACGAAACTGCAGCAGCTAATGCTAAAAGAAATAATGGTATGTATGCCCGTATATTCACATGCACACCGGGCGATCTTGATACCCAGCCTGGTATGGAAGCACAACTAATACTTGATAAGACAGCTACATGGACAGAAAAAGTTTATGATATGAATGAAGATCAAGTAAATAGATACTTCGAGGCTTTAGGTGTTGATTGCAATAAAATTTTTTATATAGAGTATTCTTATATCCAATTGGGTAAAACTGATAAATGGTTACAAGAGATGTCTGCAAAGATTGGTAATCCATTAGTAGTGAGAAGAGAGATACTTCTTCAAAGACTACATGGTTCATCTGCTTCACCATTCCCTCAAGAGGATATAGAATATATTGTAAGTTCTGAAAAGAAACCTATTGATGAGTTATGGTTATTGGATTATTATAAATTTGATATTTATAGACAACTAAATCCAAAAACTCCTTATTTAGTAGGTGTTGACTGTTCTACTGGTACTGGTGGAGATAATAATGCAATTACTATTATTAATCCATTTACATTAGAACCAGATGCAGAATTCGAATCTTCATATATAGGAGAAACTATGTATGAAAAATTATTAAAAGAATTATGTAAAGTTCTTCCTAGATGTGTTTTAATCATAGAGAGGAACTCAATAGGAGATGGAATAATTGACCATTTATATCACTCTGAAGTATTACCTAGATTATACTTTGATAAATCATTAGACTTAGTTAAAGATAAATTAACATCTAATGAGACAGTAGAATCAATGCTTAAAAAGAATAATAGTATGAAATCATATTATGGAGTTTATACTAGTAATCAATCAAGAGAAGATATGATGGCTATACTTGCAAGACATGTTGCAGAGTATAAAGAAAAATTTGTAACCCATAATGTAATTCGAGACTTGAGCCGATTGATAAGGAAGTCAAACGGGAAAGTCGAAGCGGGACCAGGCATGCATGATGATTCCATTATGAGTTATCTAATAGCTCTCTATGTGTATTATCATGGCAATAATCTATTAACATTTGGAATCTCAAAAGCCGCTAGAGATGAAGACCTTGATAATTCAGGTTTGTATGTTCCTGAACCAGAAACTTTTAATCTTGTAGACAAAGTATTAGTAGATGAGTTAAAAGAAAGACAAGAAAAAGAAAAGATGTCTGAAGATATCTTGAATTGGGATAATATGATGGCAGAAGCTATTAAGAAAGCCCAACAAGATACCTATAAATTACATCAGAATAAATTAATAGATAATTCTATAATAAGTGATTCCGATATAGTAGATGATGATTCCTATGAAATACCATTAGATTTCTTTAGAGATATAAACGGTATGTAGAATTAAATTTTATTTCATACATGGTAGTAATGTAAATAAATAAGTATTTTAAGAAAGGAAACTAAATTATGTATTGGGATGACGATGATGATGGTTTTGGATATGACCGTGATATGTTTATGATGAGCGAGTCTTATAGAGATATGACTCCAGATTGGGTATTTCCAGAATTGAACTATCTCAAAGAAGAAGATGAGGAAAGTTGGAATAGTTCCTCAGATGATGAAAAGAAAGAAAATGAAGAGAAGGAAGCAATTCCATATAAAAGAGAACCTGTAAAAATATATGGTACATTTGTTATTCGTGATGAAGATACCTTTGACGGGCTAACATATGATGAACTATATCCTAGTGAAAGAAAAAAAATTGACGAATTGAGAAAAGTACTATCTTATAAAGATAAACATCCTTTTTTATTTGCTCTTAAGAATCGATTGATTGGGTATAGTTGTCTTCACTCACACTATAACTATCTACATAAATTTTTATAAGACAAGTTATTTGGATAAGTTTGAATAATAAAAAATATTTTTTGTTACATATTAGTAATGATAGTAATCAGGCTTTTTCAAATTCTTCAACTGGTACTGTCAGAAAGTAACATTTTTATATAGTTTATTGATGAATGTTTTTCATTAATTTTAGCGGGAGGATTGGTGTATCAAATATTCTCTCTCTCCTTTTTATTTTTTCAAATCTTTATTCAAATCTAACACAGAGAAATCTGTACTATCATACAATAATGACCTATCTATATATTTATTCAGTTGCTCTTTGTATTCATCAGTCATAGCAATATTATACTTATTAACAAATCCTGCTATATCTCCCCAAGCTTGATGATAATTAATAAATATCTCTCCATTATGAATAGCTTCATGAATAGTAGATGATACCATTACTACTCCTACTCTATTCTGCTGGTGTTCCATTAATACTACATTAGCAACTCTAAAGGTAGATATCTTCCATTTCTTTATTAAGAAATATTCTAATACAATAGCACATACATCAAATAAAGTAAATATAGGTCCATGATGCATTTCTATAGTAGCATCTTCATCTGTTACATTTTTTAATACTTGACATTTATCAAGTTTTACTTTCTTCTTTAAGTAATTAATATACTTTTTATATCTATCATCATTTCTTACCATTTTCTCTATACCTTTTACAAAGGCTACATAATTCTCATAGTTAGATAAATAATCAATATCTTTATACATAGGAATATTATAATAAGAATTGGTAGAGTCTAATATAGGTGTGATATTATTCTTATCATAAATAATATCGGGTAAGTTTTTTGGCATATAAGATTTACCTTCCTTTACTCTTCTTTTGCTTAATTTTATTGTCTTCACACAATAAAATAAGATTTTAAACTAAACGAAAGGATTGCAGTATGAAAAATTACAATAGTACAAATAATGTCAATCCGTTGACTAATCTGTACAGGTCCTTTATGGTTTTATTAAAGCATATCACTATTAAATATACTGGTACTGCTGAAGATAATGAAACTTTTGAATCTAAAATGAAAGCAGATGAATACTTAGATGCTTTACATAAAAGAGATACATTTGAGTCATATTTGGAATATACTGAAATCGAAATGAGAGAAGTTGGAATTATCTTAGATAGCATTATTCATGCAGGTTTAACTGGTGATCTTAATAAAATACCAAAAGAATTCAGAACTCCTTTATTGGAGAATAGAAGAAATTCTATTATAAAGAATTATGAAGAAAAAAATAATTATTATAGAATGCTGAATGGATATCCTGATATAGGAGATAAAGATTTCTTATATCCACCAGAAGATGTAATTCTTAATTATAATCTAAGGGCAGATATTCCTATTCACCGTATTCAAGATTATTATAATTCTGTAAGTCATGGTCAAGGAGATTATTATATTTCTATTATAGAGGGTTATGGATATATAGATGAATTATATAAAAAGAATCCCAATAAGAAGTATTTAAAGTTTATTGGTTCTAATAGAATATCTATTGATATTGCTAGAAATGCTAAGAACTTCCAAATAAT